AGAAGTTTAAACAACTTGACAAAGTCTTGGGAATCAAGATCGTAGAATGAAACCCCGGCCAGGGACCAACTACGGTGATAAGTAGCAAAGAGGTGCTGCAGAAACTTCTGGTCTTTAGAAAGAACCTCGTCGTGATCTTTTCTAGAGACAGTGATGTGAGTTGCTGTGAAGCGAGATCTATTTTTAGTTGTCATTTGTTCTTTTATTATGCCAATATTATACCGGCACTCTAAAGGAACTGCAAGACTAAAATTCCTTATTCGGCTGCAACAGGAGCTTCAGGAGCCTGCTGCTGAAGAGCTTTACGAGGAACGATCTCAATGGATGAGAAGGTACGATCCCCTTGATGAACAACAACTGGCATTAAAGTAATTTCATACTTCTTACAAATGTCTTCGAGATCTTGTTTAGCTTGTTTGAGTGTTTCTTGATTAAGTTCCATATTATTAAATTTATAAAACAAAAGTTAAGATATCAACTCAAAACTCCTTAAATATTCGATATGGCAACCTTAGTGACCAATAGAGTAATTCAAGACGGTACTGTAAATTACGAAGATCTTGCCCCGGCTGCTCTTAGAATTTTAAATCCACCCGGAGCAGTAATGTCCTTTGCCATGTCTGCAGCACCTGATGGTTGGCTACCTTGTAACGGTGCTGCTATTAGTAGAACAGCCTACGCCCCTCTTTTTAGTGCTATTAGAACTACGTTTGGTATTGGAGACGGTGCTAATACTTTTAATCTTCCAGACTTAAGAGGGGAATTTATTAGAGGCTGGGCAGAAAATAGAGCTGTTGATACGGGAAGAGTGTTTGGTAGTAGTCAAAATGCTACTCGGGTGCTTAAAGATTGGTTTGCTGTTGGTTTAGGTAGAGATGCTATAGGTAATGGAGGTATGGGAGTAGCTCCAGCAGATTGGGAAACCGGAACTGATGTACGGGTGTATGATGCAAATGAAACAGGTTGGGGAGGTACTAATATTGGTTCTTTTAGAATGATAACGGATGCAATGCGAGTAAGACCACGCAACATAGCACTCCTTTATTGTATTAAATTTTAATGAATACAAAAATAGTATATCAAACAGACGAAGAAGGCTTTTACTTAAAAGAGTCTGTAGCATATGAATCTCCTCTTGAACCGGGTGTATACTTAATACCAGGTGGATGTACCGATGTAAAACCGCCAGAGGTGTCATACAAAGAAAAACCTAAACTTGTAGATGGTGGCTGGGTTAAAGAAATTGTTTTACCTGCAGAAGAAATACAAAGAATTGAAGCTGAAGAAGAGCGTATAAGACTAGAAGAGCAAAGACAAATAGAAGAGCAAGAACGCTTAAGGTTTGAAGAAGAGCAGAGAAAAGCCGAAGAAGAGCGTTTAAAGCTTGAAGAAGAACAAAAACGTTTAGAAGAAGAGCAAAGACAAAAAGAGGAGCAAGAACGTTTAAAAATTGAAGAAGAGAAAAAAAAAGCTGAAGAAGAGCTCATCAGACAAAAACAAGCTGAAGAAGAAAGAAAACAAAAACTAGAAGAAGAAAGATTAAAACTTGAAGCTGAATTAAAAGCTTTAGAAGATTCTTTAAACTAATAAGTATCTATATGGCTACGTATATTACAGGTAGAGTGATTCAAGATGGTGAAATAAGTTCAAATGATCTTACTCCATCTACAGCGCAATCTTTAATACCTCCGGGAGCTGTTATGTCCTTTGCCATGTCTGCAGCACCTGTAGGTTGGCTTCCTTGTGATGGTTCGGCTATCAGCCGTTCTACCTATGCACCTCTCTTTAGTGCTGTAAGAACTACATTTGGTGTTGGAAATAGTTCTACAACTTTTAACGTTCCTGATTTAAGAGGCGAATTTATTAGGGGGTGGGCTATAGGTAGAAATGTAGGCGGTCAGAGTACTCGAGCTTTTGGATCTACCGAAGGAGATGCTATAAGAGATATTGTAGGGTGGGGCGGGTCGACAGTAACGTGGGGAGCAAATGGTGCTTTTAGACATGAGTCTGGAGCAAATAGACCAGGATTGGCTGCTGGCGGTTTCGGTCTTGGCGATATAATTTTTAGAGCTTCATATGTAGTTCCGACAGCTGCAGATAACCGACCACGCAACATCGCACTCCTTTATTGTATAAAATTTTAATGAATACAAAGACTGTATATCAGACAGACGATAATGGGTTTTACATCGGGGAGACTGTAGCATTTGAATCTCCTCTTGAGCCTGGTGTGTATCATATTCCTAGAAATGCTTTTGAAGATGAGCCTCCTCTAACAATTAAACCTTCTGAAGTTATACAAAGAGTGAATGAAGAATGGATCATAAGAGACTTTGAAGAAGAGAAAAGAAAAGCTCAAGAAGAACAGCAAAGACTCTTTGAAGAAAAACAAAAACAATTTGACGAAGAGCAAAGAAAGCTTGAAGAAGAGCATCAAAGACTCTTAAACGAAAAACAAGAACTGGAAGAACAAGAGCGTAAAAGAATAGAAGAAGAAAGACAGAGGATACTTTTAGAAAGAAAACAAGCTCTGGCAGAAAGACTCAAGCAAGTAAATGCCGAGTTAGGAATTGTTGAGTCGGTTGTAGAAGAGCAAACTGAATCAGTAATACCTGCGCCGGTTGTAGAAGAGCCTGTAAAAGAAATTGACCCTGAACAAATCGAACAACAAAATAAACTGAGAGAAGAAATTGAAGCTTTAAAGACTGAAAAACAGCAAAGAGAGCTAAAAAAACAAAAACGGTTTGAAGAAGAAAAACAAACACAAATAAATTTTAAAAAAAATAAAGAGTTAGAACGTTTAGAAAAATTAATAGAAGAAAATAACAAACTAAATAATCTATCACAAGGTCAGTATGAACAAATACTAGCTCAAATAGCTCAGTTAAAACAATAATATGGCAACAAAAGTATCAGACAGTATGTTAAAAGAAGGAGTAGCAATACCCCCCGGTGCTGTAATGTCTTTTGCTGTATCAGCTGCACCTATTGGATGGCTTGCTTGTGATGGATCAGCAGTTAGTAGAACTGAATATGCAGATCTTTTTGCAGCTGTAGGTTATACATATGGCGGGTCAGGAAGTACTTTTAATGTCCCTAATCTTCAAGGACTGTTTGTTAGAGGTTTGACCACAAACCTTTCAACAGTTTCAAGAGATCCTTTGTCAGCTACTCGAGTGTTAGGGAATGTTCAAGAAGATTTGTTTCGTTCTCACAATCATACTACAAAAGGTGGCACCTATCTTGGAGGGGGTACCGCTTATGGAACATTTCCAGGAGGTACCCCTTTTCAACTTCAACTTGATACAGTAAGCAATACCGGCGGAAATGAAACCCGTCCTATAAACATAGCCCTTCTTTACTGTATCAAGTATTAAGAAGTCCAGATCGCCGTAGCGTAAAGACAAAGAGTGCTCTAATGCACTTGATTGTCATGATCAGTAAATTATAGCTATCCTATAATTCTGTGCACTAGAGCATAAGTAATTATGTCATGATTAGTAATAAGCAAACTATAGCTCCCCGTAAAAAATATTGTTATAAAGAGTACAACGCTCGTTGGTACCGAGAAAATAAAGAAAGACATCTAGCGTTACAGAAAAAACGTTTGTCAGATCCTGCCAATTATGCTGCTATGAAAGAGCAGGCAAAAGAATATGCTAGTAAAGAAGAGACAAAACAAAAACGACGCGAATATACCAAGCAGTACTTACAAAGACCAGAAATAATGGCTCGAAAACAATCTAAAGAATACAGAGCTAAAACAGCTGCATATGCAAAAGAGCGTTATCGTAAATGTACTCAACACAAAATAGGTACATGTATTAGAACTCGAATAAAAGACGCTTTAACTTACAATCGAATTACAAGTATAAAGAAAACTCAACGTACAGAAAAGTTGCTCGGATGCACTATCGAAGAGTGCAAAACATACTTAGAATCCCTATTTAAAGAAGGGATGTCTTGGGACAATTACGGGTATAGAGGTTGGCATATTGATCACATTGTACCTTGTTCAGCTTTTGATCTAACAAACATCGAAGAACAAAAGAAATGTTTTCACTATACCAACCTCCAGCCACTTTGGGCAAAGGATAACTTATCAAAAGGAGATAAGCTTACGTGGTCAAAATCCAACGAGCACTTTGACCTCGGCCATCCTTCTGAAGCTGTCCCAACAAGCACAGGTCCCGGAGCGTTGATTGAGCCTTCAACGAGCAACCAAGCAACTGAGTTGCAAGCTGTAGGTTGATATCTTTACGCTCCTTAACTGTACTAAGAACTTTTTCTTTATACTCAGCTGACTTACCTTTTTTCTTACCGGTTTTTTCTTCATCGGTCTGAACTTCAACCTTCTCAAAGTCAAATCCGGCAGAGGTCATATAGAAGCAGATCTCATTGGTAGAACCGAAGCGGTTTTTCGTCGTATTGAAGATACGAACCGAAGGATCTCCCTTATCTTTCTCCATCATAACAGTGCAATCAACAGAATGGCTCAGCAGGGTACTACCTTTGTATTGACCGTTTTTAGTCATGTGTTGAATCACCCCTACGACTACTTCAAGCTCTTTAGCCTTGGTAACGATATAGTTAGAGAGGTATTCTTCTAAGCGACGACCGTGAAGTTTTTTTCGAGAAGTCAAAGCCGGAAACGAATCCAAGATAACAATCTCGTATTTGCCTTCAGCAACTACATCAAAGATATCTTCGATGACCGACATATTAGCAATAGAAACCAGCTCTACTCCCAGACGTTTACAGGAGAAAGCTAATTGAGCCGTAGCTTCTTCGCAAGAAACATAAGCGGTTTTTTTGCCGGTATTTTCCAGAAGGTCGAGCATCTGTAGCATGCAGGTCGTTTTACCAGAACCTGCAGCCGCCGCTAGCATAAAAGACATTCCAGGAAGAAATCCCGAGCCGCCGAACACTTCGTCGAGGTCCTGACGGCCGATCTTGAAGCGACGGTTGTAGATATCCGGGATCTTAACATCTTTGACCCGCTGGAAGCCCTTTGAGTTGGTCTTGATTACTTTCATTGTTAATATATTAACGGAACCAGAATGTCTGGTCAATATCTTTTTCATGCTAAGAACTGAGACTTAAGACTTAGGCGCAAGAACTGCGCGAGAAATTTTTAATAACTGAGAATGCACCATTAGCAACTAAGTACTTCCTCTGAGATTTATAGCAGCTATCGCTCATGACTTGAATCTCAGAACCAACCTTACCGGTTGAAACCATGACACCCTTCTTACGTTTGCCAACATTAAAAATACGAGCACACCCCCCGCAGAGCTGAGTATGAGGTATTAGTTCTAGTCTTTCCTTTTCGACTGCATTAAAGCAGTGGGTGCAAATCATACCACAATTAAAGAGGAACGAGAAAAATATACAAGCTTTAAAATTCTGTTGCCGGTTCCTGTAAGTGCCTCCATAATGTACGAGTAATATGATTAACAAACTATTCAATAACTTCTGGTTCAATTGTGCTTTTGCTGTCTATCAAGGAGCCTGCACGGGACTGGTTACCGCTCTTCTCATCCTCTCTCTTATTGATTATATCTTCTAATGTCTCATTATCAAATAGAGTACTTTAATAAGCTTTGGAATGATTGGATTGCCTTTGATCAATTATTCTACAAAACTGAGGAAGCTGCCCGCAAGGTAGCCGACGATTACAAAGAATCTGTACCTGATATTAAAATCCGTATAATCCAAACAACCGTATTAGATGAAAAACCTAAAAAACCTCGTACAAAGCGTGTGGGATCAACCGTTACTGTCGAAAAAGCGGGAACTACTACATGGCCTCATTGACTACTCGTCAGCAAAAGACAAAACTAAGACCCTAGCTCATCATGAAGTAGATAGGATGCCGGATTACAAATTGGACTTCTTTGCTGCCAATTACTGGCAATCTGGTGAGGGTAATAAGGTCATCAAATGAAACGTTTACGGTATAAGGTCTATATTGCTAAGCTTAAACGCAAACGTGGCTGGCCGAGATGTGTATACAAAATCGGTATCACGAGCTCAGCTGATGCTATGAATAGGATTAACTATCGCGGATGGGATGAATTAAACCCTATCACTGACTTCTTTACTGATAATAAAATCATGATGACTATCTGGTGTGATTCATACGAAGAAGCTTACCAGGTCGAGCAATATCTTATGGAGCTTATTGCAGGTTCCGCTAAACTGTTTCATAACTGGAAAGAGCCTTCTATGATATCAGGACTAACTGAAATGCGCATTTGGAACTACGAAGAGGTTCAAAAATGCTTTAAGTTCCTTAAAGACTGGGCAAATCTATGAAAAAAATATTACTCCTTTCAATCCTTCTATCAGGATGTGCTGCAGTGCCTGTGCCTGTAGCTGTCATACAGCAAAAGCCTCCAAACGCTGATGCATTGTCCCGAGCTCTGGCCAACTCTCAGATTCAGGCCTCTCAGATGAATCAATACATCTCTGGGGTCTATGGTCCTAATAGTATATCTCAGGTCTTACTTGATTACCAGAATGCTAATAGAGAACTTAGCGCCATTGCACAGAACCCTTGGAATGGATTCTTCATAGCTCGGAACGCCTGGGTCAAGTAAAATGAAAAAATATCTTTTACCATCTTTACTAGTTGCAGGCTGTACTCAGTACTGTGGCGTAGATCCGGTATCTCCTACACCCATCTATCCACCTCTCTTTGATATCCGACCACTTAAACAGATCTTAGAACAATCTCATCCTCAGGCACAGAAATTAAAACAATTCGTAGAAAATGCCGGTGATATGGTTCCCTTGCAATGTGCAGTTGATACCTATATAATGGCCACTCAAGATCTTTACTATCAAATCAATAACACCCCTACAGCACAAGTGCAATACCGGCCCTGGCAAACTCGATAACATTATGGCATCCTTAGCAACTAAACCTTACTACAATGTTGAGCGGCAGGCAACTCCAGGCTGTGATACATCCTGGTATCAAACAATGCTGGCTCCCTTTAAAACGTTTGAAGAATGCTTAGAAGACATAAAACAAAACTCACAGCACTATCCAGCCGAACATAGAAATTACCGAATAACCTATGAGGGTTGAAGGCTTCTGGTTGACAATACTCTTCTGTATTGCAACAGCCATATGGCTTTACAAACTAATAAGTCTATTAGCGAGGTAGGAAACGACGTATAGATTTTGGATAATCATTAGGCCCGATTAAACGGCCATCAGGGTTTATGTCTACTTGAGAGGTTTGACGTCTAATAGTACGACCAATGTCATTGAACAAACGAGTTACTAATCTTTCCTGCCTCTTTACTGGAGCTGGTATTTGATTTGGCATATATCTAATTATATTTATTAAAGTGGAGATAAAAAAGAAGAAAATTCAGCTTGATGACATGGTAACTATACCTGCTTACGAACTCTTCAAATACATTGAAGGGTATGAAAGATATCAATATGTCCGGAAATTAAACCCTACTACCTTCTATGAACTATACAAAGCTAAGACGTTAGAACAAATAACCTTTGATGACGTTGTTGATATATTGAGAAAAGAAACGGATAAGTAATCAAATGATTGAAAGACTATACGAAGAGGTATTAGAAGAGGGTGCTATTATGGACTGGTTAAAAGATCCAAAAAGTAGACCAATGGTTAAAAAACTAGCTAATGAATTAGGTTCATTAGGTCTTATCTTTACTTCTGTTCCGGTTATGGGTGTATATGTCGGAGAATTCTTACAAAAGAACTTCCCAAACCTTCCAGAACAAGCTATACAAAAAATAGCTCAATTCATTGCCAATAACCCACAAGTACTAGACTTCCTTAAGGGTTAACAACCTCTTCAACTGTCCCATCAAGGTTAAATTGAAACTGAGGGAGACTGGCAAGCTTGGCCATAATTTCCTGAACCAAATCATCTCTTTTGCCCTGAAGCTGGGAAATCATAAACTGGGTAAGGGCAGCATTAAGCTGAAACAACTCCCCGGCATCAGAACCTAACAATCTTAACAATTCCGGTCTCTTAGAAGGATCGCCATGCAAATCCTCAAAAGCCTTCAACCAACCCTGATACAACCCATTAAGGACCATCTTTGGAGTATAAGCAATCTGGGCTACCTTCTTGAGGAGATCTTGTTGGAGAAGGAGTTCCGGGGTTAGATTAGGCTGAACTAATAAAGACATAAAAGTACTTATTGACTTCCTCTCATTTGTCCATATACTTTAGAAACTATGAACGCAAAACACCAATTCAAATATACCTATAACGAAGGCTGTGAAGAATTCTCCCCAGTCGAAGTAACCTTTGATATGCCTGGAGATGTCACCATCACTCAAATGCTCTGGAACTTTGAGTGCTACTTGAAGTCCTGTGGCTTTGTCTTTGATGGACATTTGGAAGTAGTTAATGATGAGTCTGACGATTTCATTGATGATACTAACTATTGCTGTATGGGTGATAGTGATTGTTGTGAAGAGAGTGAAGAGTACAAAGCAGAAAAGCTTAAAGAGTGGAGTGAAGGGCTTGCTAAATTGGAAGCCGAAGTAAAGAAGAACAAATGGGTTCATGGTATCTGTAATCCTCCTTCACCTGATTGGAAATCAAGTAATTCAGATAATTGCTGGAACAGCTAATATGAAAAAAGTTAAATCTGTAACTATTATTAAACACTATACCTCTGATAGAACTACTATCACAGAAGATCATTATACTCAACATAATGAGCATCCGGAAGATAGGATCTTTAAAGATAGAGAATACATTAAAAGGCTTCAAGAACATATTGATTATGTCTTTGAACACCTGGACCATGATCTCAGACTGAATGATAAGGGCAGGGATTGGCTCTTTGATTATATCTTTAATGAAGATAGCAAAGATATTGAGTTCGAAGAGTACTTGGCCAAATATAATGTCAAGTATAAGGATTGTGTTACTTCAAACAAATGGTATCATAACGAGTAGTGAAGTATAACCTCAAAGAAGTAAAGCCAAATGTCTTAGCTGTTATAGTGAAAGACAAATATGATAGGGCTATGCTCTTCTGTAGAGCTCAGGAGTACTATGAATCTCCTAATCCTAAATTTAGAAATAAGACCTTCTCAATCTGGGACTATATGAAGTGGTATAATGAAAAGTATGGCAAAGGCTTTAGTTATGGTGCTGATTGGTCAGGGTTCAATATTCCTTTAAAAGTTATCACCCAATGCTATAACAGGCTCGGTAAATTTGAATCACCTTATGACAAAGTGATGTATGATATTGTGGTAGAGGTTAATAAAAAATGTAACTTCAAAGATGGTTATGTTATTGCTTGTGGTAATACAACAGGGAATACCTTTAAGCATGAAGTATGCCATGCCCTTTACTACACCGATAAAGAATATAAAAAGAGAATGGATAATTTGACTAAATCTCTTCCTCAAGAACATTATAACATCTTTAAAAAGAATCTATTAGAGATGGGCTACACAGCTAAAGTAATTGATGATGAGATTCAAGCCTACCTCCAATATGACTTTGATCATTATGATTTTGGAAAAGGTGTTGCCTTAAAAGTAAGAAGAAAGTACAATAAGCTATATACAAATGAGCAGAGAACTAAAATTTAGAACCTGGGACCCTCAATTCAGGTGCTTTAACTACTTTAATATTAGACATACCCTGAGCACTCTTCCGGTAGATGACCAGGTCCAACAGTATATTGGTCTGAAAGATAAAAACGGTAAAGAGATCTATGAAGGAGACATTATTAGCTTCTCTGTTAACTATACAGTTGAGTTAGGTGATCCTGATATCATTGAGTATAAAGATTGTGAGGTCTATTATGATAAAGAGCTCGCTGGATTCTATTTTGGTAAAGATGGTCACCAGATCTTAGATAAAGTTGAAGTAGACTCTATTGAGGTTACTGGAAACATATTCGAGAACAAATCAAGTGGGAGGCCTAAATGACAAAAGAACAAAAGTATTATTTAGTTGTTGAGTATGAACTTACTCAAAGAAACACATTTACACCATCATTTAAAATCATATCTGAAAAAAATTTAAAACATTTTAAACTAGATGTAGACAAAATAAGGCTTTATGAACTTGTTTCACCAAACCCTCTTGATAAGGAAGAAGCTTTAGCAATTTTATAATAGATAAATCAAATGGAAGACCAGAATAAAAGGCCTCCTTACCCTCTCGGTGACTTAACCCCTGAAGAGATAGAACAATTAAGACAATCTAAAAAAGAAATAGCAGAAAGAGTGAAAGAGCTCTGGGAAAAAGAAAATGAAAGTTAGAATTAATAACATAGGAGCTGAACCTACTGCATATATTGGCAAAAGATTTGAAGAGCCAAGATATGAATTGTCTATTGTAAAGTATCATCCTAACAAGTATTATGGAATGCTTGAACAGTACTTGA